TTATGATGTTTTTACCTGTGTCACCTGTTCAAACAGATCAACAGAGCGTTCAACCATCTTTTCAGTATCATGCACATATGTCTGCAAGGTGGTTTCAATGTTGGTGTGTCCCAACCGGGTCTGTACGTCCTTCACATCCGCACCGTTTTCAATCAGCAGTGTGGCGTGGGTATGCCTTAGTGAATGGTAATCAAAGGCAAGTAGCAGTTCTTTATGGATGACCCTTGAACAGAATTTGAAGGAATCAGTTGAAGTATATTGACCGTTTTCTGCAATGCAGACCATGCGAACCCGTGGCAAAGGCGAATTGATACACTTCTGAATTGGAACTATGCGCTTCATATCATTGCCTTTTTCATCCTTTTCAACTTTGATGACATGGATGGTGTAATATTCACCGTACTTCATTTCATTCTTTGCCTGTCTGACCTTTTCAGCCTTCAACGCCCGATACAGGGTTTCACCAAACTTCACAGTTCTGTTTGATGTGACAGTTTTGGTTGTGCCAAAGTACCATGATGACCGCTGTTCTTTTTTCCCCTTCTGTTCAACAACCTTTCTGACATCTGCCCCAAAGTTACGCTTTACAATCTGCTTGTTGACGCTGATGGTGCGGTTATCAAGGTCTATATCATCCCAAGTCAGGGCAAAGGTTTCAGAGATACGCAAACCAGTATAAAAACCGATCATAAGCGGAATATGAAAGCGGGAATCAGGCGGGAAACGGTCAATGATCTGCTGCCATTCGTCCAAGGTTAGAATGATGCGTTCCCTTGGTGCTTTTTCAACCTTGGGAAATTTGACATACTGCATAGGGTTTGAAGTGATATAGTGCATTGGTTCAACAGCATAGTTTAGTGCTGCACTGAATACGGACAAAATGCCGATCATGTGACTTTTAGAATTGCCGTTCATTTTCAGTTCAACGGCATATTCCTGTAATATTGCCGGGGTGATTGCTTTCAGGCGGTACACGCCAAACTTGGGAATCAAATGCCCCTGAATGATTCGCAAATAACCGACTTGTGTATTATATTTCAGGTTGGTCTTGCAGTACAGGTCAAACCATTGGTTCAGGTAGTCAGCAACCGTGATTTCAGTAGGTTCAAAGACTGCTCCGGCATTGTTGTATTCGTTCAGAGCCTTGGCAAGTGCTGCTTCTGCTTCTTTCTTGGTGCGAAAGCCTTTCTTTTCTTTCCTTTTGCGTTTCCCGTCAACTTTTCCAAGGTCAAAATAGTATGACCATGTTGCCCCCCTTTTTCTTACTGAACCTTTCATAATATCATCCTTTCTGTAATTGAATTTATAGGCAATGGATGATATAATTGTGGTTGCATAGCCTATATCATCCTATTCCTTGGTTGGTGTTTGGTTATCCCTGACCCCTGAACCGCTGCAACGGTAAAGGGGTCAATTTTTACATTTCTTTCAACATTGTGTTAGTATCTTGTAAATAGCGGATTGCTGCATCAATCATCAGATCAATATTAACTGTATCTTCTTCATATGCGATTGCCTTAGACGCTGCTGTTAAAATACTCAATGCAGTCTGATTGTTAAGATCAATCTCATTAAGGTTAATAGTATTTTCTTTCATAGTTTCTAACCGTCCTTTCTTGAATTATCCCATGAGTGGAATTTGCTGCTTTAACTGTTCCATTGCTTGTGTTCTGCATTGAAGCATTTCATCATATGAAGAACAGAAAATATAAACCGTCCACCCATTAAAGCCGTACATTATTCCACATTTTATAGTAATATAAGGTTTTTCCTTCCTGTCAGGATCAATAGAAAACTCCCACCGGGTATGTCCTTCATCCGGGTGAATGATGTTATATCTATGATCTTCTATATTGATTACTTTTCCCATGAGTTCCCATCCTTTCATGTGTTTGATTATCCCTATTCCTTGACCTTCAAGGTGCTGCAACACCTGTGACAGAAGGATTTAATTGATTAGTAATTTTATCATTTTTGTAATTCTTTCTTGAAGTTCTTTCCATTCAGTTTCACTGAAAATTTTTGGGGTATTGTCCCCGGTTACTTCATAACGATAAAATACAGTAGGTTCAACAATATTGCTGTTTTTTACACTTCCCGGTGTAGCAGACGTTGGTTGAATATCAACGTTGATACCGATAGATTTTAGATAGGAGATAAAGATTTGATTTTCAAGTTCTAATTTATCAATTCCGGCATCTATGATTTGCGCTAACACTTCATTTGTGTAATCTGAATCTGACAAAAAATAATTAAGGGTAACACCCAAAGCATTTGCTATTTTTTCACGCATTTCTATTTTGGGAGTTCTGACACCTCTTTCATATTGACCAATCATTACTTCGGAAATGCCGATTGCTGCCCCTAATTCTTTTTGCGTTAATCCCTTTTCTTTCCTTAATTCTTTCAATTTCATGCTAAAATCATCCACTTTATGAATCACCTTCTTTCATAATTTAGAGTTTAGCATATAGATGATTGGAAAGAAAGCAAATGTTTTTATTTTTGTCTTTACAAAAGCAAATGCTTCTGATAAGATGATAATAGCAAAAGCAAATGCTTTTGTCAACAAATATTTTGAACAAACTGAACAAAATTGAACTTTTGAAAGGAAGGTGTAGAAATGCGAATTGATAGAAAAAAATTGATGATTAAAATGATTGACAAAAATCTGAATGTTCAGGAATTGGCAAAAGTGTGTGGTATTTCAAGGGTTACTGCTTCAAATGTGAAATGTGGAAAATCATGCTCAAAGGAAACGGTTGAAAAAATTGCACATGGACTTGGGTGCAGTGCTGAAAACCTGTTAGAAAAAACTGGTAGGTGATGACAATGAGCAAATTATATAAAGGGTTCATAGAAACCAAAGGCAAGGCAAGCATTGAAAAACTGAAAAACAGAACCACATGGAAAACCTATGATGAAGTGAAGAACCTGAATGGAGTCGGCGGGGTTTTGGCTGATGACACTATCCTTATTGACATTGATGATTCTGACCAATCTGAAATTCTGATGAACATTGTGGAAGAACTGCAACTTGACTGTAAAGTCCTTTGTACCAGTAGGGGAAAACACTTTCTTTTCAAGAATCATACTATTGCAAGGAACAGGACACACGTTCAGTTGGCGGTCGGTCTTACTGCTGATATAAAAGTCGGCAGTAAGTTATCCTATGAGGTTATCAAGATTGACGGTGAAGAAAGGTTTTGTGAATGGGACATTGAAGAAGGTGGAAAGTATCAGGAAGTTCCCAAGTGGTTGTTCCCAGTCAAGGCAACCGCAGACTTTGTTGATATGGATGCCGGGGACGGAAGGAATCAGGCACTTTTCAATTACATCCTGACCCTGACTGCAAATGATTTCACGGTTGAAGAAACCCGTGAGTGTATCCGCATCCTGAACAAGTTTGTTCTGAAACAACCGCTGTCAGATGATGAACTGGAAGTGATCTTGCGTGATGATGCTTTTCAGAAACCCGTTTTTTTCCTTGGCAGTACATTCCTGTTTGACAAGTTTGCAATCTATTTGAAAAATATGTACCACATAGTTGTTATTAATAACCAACTTCATGTTTATAAAGATGGTGTGTATACCAATGCCAATAAGGACATTGAAAAGACAATGATTGAAGTAATACCAAACTTGAAGGATGTACAGCGAAAAGAAGTTATGAAATACTTGATGCTTATATGTGATGAAAAAGAACAATCAGATGCAAACCTGATTGCTTTCAACAACGGTGTATATGACCTTGTGACCGGGGAACTGAAACCATTCAGCACGGACATTGTTATTACTAACAAGATTCCTTGGGACTATAAGCCGGATGCCTATTCTGAACTGGCAGATAGCACCCTGAACAAGTTAGCGTGTGGTGATGCAGCAATCAGGGCATTGTTGGAAGAATGTATTGGTTACTGCTTTTACAGAAGAAATGAGTTAGGCAAGGCGTTCATCCTGACAGGTGACAAGTCCAACGGTAAAAGTACATTTTTGGATTGTGTCAAAGCAATCCTTGGTGATCGGAACATTTCAGCACTTGACCTGAAAGAACTGGGTGACAGGTTCAATACTTCAATGATGTTCGGCAAACTGGCAAACATTGGTGATGATATTGGTGATGATTTCCTTCAAGGTTCACAGGTCAGCGTGTTCAAGAAAATAGTAACAGGTAACCGCATCAAGGCAGAGCGTAAAGGACAAGACCCGTTTGAGTTCAACCCATTTATCAAACTGTTATTCAGTGCTAATGATATTCCCCGTATGAAGGACAAGACCGGGGCGGTACTTAGGCGCTTGGTTATTATTCCATTCAATGCTACATTTACCCGTGCTGATCCTGATTTTGATGTGAATATCAAGTACAAACTGATTCAACAGGACAGTGTTGAATATTTGATACGTTTGGGAATTGCCGGATTGGATAGGGTAAGAAAAAACCAAGGGTTTACATTATCTGGTAAAGTTCAAGATCAGTTGGATGAATATGAAGAAGAAAACAATCCTATTGTCGGATTTATCAGAAGTACCGGGAAAGAAATGATAATAAATCAGCCTACTAATGAAGTATACAAGCGGTATCAGGTATTTATGGCAGACAATGGTTTTGCATTACCTGTCAGTAACATAGTTTTTTCAAAGTATATCAATAAGGCACTTGGTACAGAGATAAAGCAGAAGAAAATAAATGGTAAAAAATTTAATTTATTCATGGAAGTACAAGATTAGTACAAGTTAGTAAAGGTTATAGGTACAAGTTAAAAGCCTTGAAAAATAAGGCGGTACAAGTTGGTACAGGTAAAAAAATAGATTCTTTAATTTTTAATTATTTTCGAAAAAATGGGTAAGAGAAAAAAATAAAAAATATAGAGAATAGACAAGAAACTTGTACCTTGTACCAACCTGTACCAGTGAACAGAAAGGATTGAAGGAAGATGACAGGTGAACAGTTTATTGAAAAAGTTAGAGAAATCAAGGAAATATCAAGTGTTGAATGGGATGTAAAAGGTGATTATCTTAATGCTGATGAAGTCCGGGTGAAGGTGGTAGCAGATAATGGTGAATATAATTTGCTGCTTGGAAGTCCGGCACTGCATGACAAGGTTGAAACATTGTTACAAGATTCTTGGGTGGAACGTGTTAGTTTCATTCTGTTGGTGAATAAACTGATGGAATTACAGGGAAGAAGTGAAAGATTTGATGTGAATTGTGATCTGAATATCACGGATGTTGTCAAGTTTGCTATCAGATGCACCCGGAAGTAACTGCATTATAAAATGGCGGTTTTTAGATACCAAAATGCAAGAAATGGCATTAAAACAAAGGCTTTTTATATACGGTTTTGCCGTGAAAAAGTCCTTGAAACATAGGAAAATAAAGGGATTCTGTTATATACACCCCCTATGTTGGGGAAGAAAGAAGGTAAAAGATACATGAAAAAAGTAGATAGATTGATAATTAAAGCAAAGAAAAAATGTGGATATGAACGCCTTGCAGTTGCTTTTATTTATCCATCAGAAGAAGAACCGGGTAAATGGGTTGCAAGGGGTGATATTTGGAACGGAAAAAAGGGCAGCGGTATAACACAGGCAATATGTAGCACTTGTGAATCTGTTGATGATGCTATGAAAGCATTGGAAGAACTTGCTGAAAAATACCCGAATGATAAAGACCTACGAATATTTATTGATGATCTGAAAGAATAGGCGGTGATGTTGTGAAAAAACTTGATAGATTGGTAAAGGCTGCAATGGTTCAGGCTGATACAAAAGCACAGATTAGGAAAAAGGAAGTATTTGAAAGGATGACTACTGAACAGTTGAGTGAACTTGTGAACGGCAATCCATCTGATGAACGCGTTAAAGAAATATTAGCAGCGGTTGATGGTTTATGGTTACTGAAAGAAGGTGAATAGAATGGCAAAAAGAAATTTGAAACTTGATACCCCGGACAATATCAGAAAAGCACTGGCAAAGGTTGCCAATATGACCTATAAGGGGGAAATTGATACCAAGACCGCTAATAGCATTACTGCAACGTGTAACGTGATTTTAAGCGGTATCAGGGTTGACGATCAGGAAAAGAAGATTGCTGAATTAGAGCGTATTCTAAATGAAAATGAAGATAACTGATGTTTTGGACGGCATCAGGGTGGCAAATGGTGGTTTTAACTGCTGCCGGATGACAAGAAACATAGGAAAATAGCGGTTTTGAATGGTTGGGGTTTCCGAATGGTTACACTGTTGAAACCCTGACAGAAAGGATGATGAAGATGAAAATTAAAGTTACATATGCAGAAAATGAAAAAGAGAAAAAGGCAAAACATGAAGCAATAGTGAAAAAACTTTTCCCTGATGCCAAAGTAAAAGAAACAGCACCAAAAGATGGTTTTTTGCATACTGTTTTAACTATCCCCAAGCCTAAAGAATATACAAAATAAGCTGTATTTATTGACTACAACCACTAAATATAGTATAATAATATATACAACAGAATAACGGCATGAGTACCGCACTACATGATTTTAACTGTTTTCTTGATGTAGTGTTAGCTTTAATTTTGGATTGTTAAGGCATGGGAATAACTGATTTTTGATTGATTTGGTCAGTTATGCTCATGCCTTTTTTGTTTGGTAAATTTAGTCAACTTCGGACGTAAAAAGAAGGGAGAAAATCATGGAAGAAAAAAACATGAATCAGAATGCAGACCCGGCAACCAGTCAGGAAACAGGGGAAAAAACCTTTACACAGGAAGATGTGAACCGTATTGTTCAGGAAAGACTTGCAAAAGAAAAGTCAAAGAATAACGGTGATGCAGATTTTGCAAAAAGGGAACAGGAACTTGCGCAGCGTGAACTTCATATGTCTGCAAAGGAAATGTTATCAGAAAAAGGACTACCTGTACAGTTATTTGATGCTCTGAACTGTAAGGATGAAGAAACATTGAAAAAGAGCATTTCAACAATAGAAACAGTATTTAATGAGTATAAAGCGAATGCAACTAAGTCAATACAATTTAAGAGTTTCACACCGGGTGTACCAACATCCCCAGTAAATGCGGGGGATGGGGATGCAGACGATCTTAATATTAGAAAGGCTATGGGGCTTCGCTGACGAAAAGAAAGGAAGCGTTAAACTATGGCAGTTATCAATTTAGTAACTAAATTTTTACCGTATGTAGATGAAATGTTTACTACGGAAAGTAAAACATCATTACTGACAAATAAAGACTTTGAATTTGATGGTGCAAAGACAGTAAAAGTGTATAAGGTGTCTACGGCTGAAATGTCAGACTATGACAGAGACGGTAGTTCAGGAAATCAGTCAAGATATGGAGTGATTCAGGGATTGGATGCCACAACCGAGGAATTCACACTTAGCAAAGACCGATCATTCACATTTGCAATCGACAAATTGGATGAAAACGAAACAGGCGGTGTATTAAAGGCAAGCACTGCACTTTCAAGACAGTTGCGTGAGAAAGTTATTCCTGAAGTAGATACTCACACTTATTCAAAAATGTGTACTGGTGCGGGAATTAAGCCAACAGCGGTTGAACTTACAAAAGAAAATATTTGCACAGAAATCTTAAAGGCGAATACTGCATTAGACAATGCAGAAGTGCCGGAAAATGGAAGAATTATTGTTGTTACGCCTGACACATATCTTCTGATTAAGCAGTGCAAGGACATTATCATGGAAACAGACATTGGTAATGATTTGAGATTAAAGGGCGTTGTGGCTATGATCGACGGGGCACTAGTTGTAAAAGTTCCAGCTACAAGATTACCAAAGAAATTTGGTTTTATGGTCGCACACCCTTGTGCAACTGTATCACCGACAAAATTAAGCGAATACAAGGTACATGAGGATGCACCAGGTATCAGCGGTTCATTGGTAGAAGGTAGAATTGCCTATGATTCTTTTGTACTTGAGAACAAGGCAAAGGCTATTTACTATCAGGCAACAGTATAATTTTTGATAAAATACCCCGGACTTTTGCGGATAGTCCGGGGTGTATTTGAATATGGGAAATGTTGCACTTTTATTTGAACAGGAAGGAAATACAGAGCATGAATAAATTTTATGAAACAGAACAGCCGGAGTTAGTAAGCGTGATAAGTGGTGAATTTCGTTTATATCGCAATGGTCAGCGGTTAGCAGTATCAAAACCACAGTTCACAGACAATGACGGTCAGAAGCGTATAGGTAAGACCGTCAGCATTGATTTGGCAGCCAATAAAGGAAATCAGGAATTGATTGGACTGCTTCAAAGTGCGATTGAAATATTACAGGCAGACAATTCAGCACAGGACAACAAATAATTGCTATATGGCGGTTATATGAGGTCAGAAAGGGCAAAGAAATGATGAAAACAGTACGCCACAACAGGAAGGAAATAAAACACATTGAAAACTGCACATCCCAAAATGCAGTGAAAAAACAGGTCAAGGTGAACAACTATCTTTTCATGGATAATCAGGAACGGTTTGAAAATGTGTGCCTTGGGTATTCAATTCAGGCTGAACGGCTGATGAAGGTAATACAGAAGGACACCGCCGGAAAGATCACAAAGGACTGGGTGACACCTGAAAGAAAGATAACCATTGAACAAAGTTCAGTCATCATGGAAACAATTCAATTTCAACTGCTGAAACTGAAACAGGCAAGCGGAAAATATCAGAAGCACATCAAAAATTCTGTTTACTGTCAGCAGTTATTAAGACCATATATCAGCAAATTACAGAAGATTATTGCAGAAGTAGATGCACTGAACGGAACAGGGGACAAGCATGAACGGGAACATTGAAGTTGTGAATGAAAATCTTTGGTGTGTCAACCAGTACCATGTTCAAGCCGGATTCATCAAAGAACTGACCCTGTTGCAGGGAACTACCCCGGACAAGGAAATCTTTCTGACAAATTAGGGGATTTTGGTGTTGAATACTGCTGCCCCGGCGTATGAAATCACAAGAAAGATGTTGTTGTGTGTTATGGGGCATACAGATGAACAACTGGAATATGCACGGCAGAAGATGCAGAAGGTGGAAACCCCTGATGCATATGTAAAAATGTATCTTAATGTGTTGGAGTGGGAAATAAAAAGACGGTGTGTAAAGGCTGAATATATTGCAAGCCTTCCCAAGCCTACACTTTTAGATAAATTCAAAAGCAAAGCAAAGAAATTTTTAGAAAGAAGGTGAATGAATGTCATCCATTCAAACAGGTATTGAATTACAAGATAATTTTTCAGGTGTAATGTATGCAATTATTGATTCAGTCAATATGGCTGTTTCTAGTCTTGATGATCTATCACAGTCAATGAATGCTGATGTTGATACAGGCAGTCTTGAAGCAGCACGGAATGAAGTTGAACAAATGACTGATGCAGTTGATGAATTAAATGCAGCAGTCGGTCAGCAACCTGATATTGCACCGCCTGTTGTGGATGGGGGAAACGGTCAGGTGATTAACGTGGATGTGAACCCGGTACTTCCTGACCCTTTGGTTGAAAATCCTGAACCAATCAGACCTGAAATTCAGCCAAACGCACCCCCGGAACCCGTCAACGTACCTATTCAGTGGGAATCAGATAATTTAGAGGTTTTCACAGGAACAGGTGTTGAACGATTTCAGCAAGAAGTTCAGAGTGCAAACGATATGTTGAACACACTGAACACCACACAGGCAAGGATTTCACAGACCGCACAGGGAATGGATATACTGCCGGATGCAGCAGTTCAGGATATGAACACCATGCAACAGCGGTTATCTGCAATTCAACAGCGGATTCAGCAGATTGAGAACAACCCGGTAAATGTTGGGGCGGACAATGCAAATGCAGAACTGGAACAGTTGCGTATGCAGTTGAATCAGACTATTCAGGAACAAAATTCACTGAATCAGGCAATGCAGAACATGGATGTTTCTGCTGCCAATGATGCATATTTGCGTTTGTCACAAACTGTTGGCAACACAGAAAGGTACATCCGTGACAATGTGGATGAACAGGGGCGTTTTAATCAGGAAATTTCAGCCGGAACACAACAGGCAAATGAATTGACCAATACCATCAAACGGGCAGTTGCAGCCTATATCAGTATTCAGTCAGTTGGGAAAGCACTGAACATTTCAGATGAATTAGCAACAACAACTGCAAGATTGGATTTGATGAATGACAATCTGCAATCCACACAGGAACTGACCAACATGGTATATGCAGCAGCACAGGATGCAAGGGGTTCATTTGGGGATATGGCATCTAATGTTGCTAAACTTGGAACACTTGCGGGTGATGCGTTTAGTAGTTCGGCAGAAATAGTTGCGTTTGCCAATCAGTTGAATAAGCAGATGAAATTGTCAGGAGCATCCACAGAGGAAGCAAGTTCTGCAATGTTACAGCTTACACAGTCTTTAGCAAAAGGAACATTGAACGGTGATGAACTTACTTCTGTCATGGAAAACGGTTCAATGGTAATTCAGACTATTGCTGATTACATGGGTGTTGCGCAAGGTGAAATTAAAGATCTTGCAGCAGATGGTCAGGTTACCTCTGATATTATCATTGCAGCAATGCTTGGAGCAGCAGATGAAACCAATGCAGCATTTGCAACATTACCGCTAACATGGTCAGATATTTGGCAAAATATAAAAAATGCAGCATTAGTTGCGTTTCAACCTGTATTGCAAAGAATAAATGACTTTGCAAATAGTACAGTTGTTCAAAATTTTGCTAATGGTGTGATTGAAGCAATGGCAGTCATTTCAAATGTTGTACTGAATATTTTTGACTTGATCGGAACTGTCGGCGGGTTCATTGCAGAAAACTGGTCTATTATCAGTCCGATCATCTATGGTGTTATTGGTGCATTGGCAGTATATGCAGCGTACCTTGGCATTGTAAAGGCTATTGAACTTGCATCCGCAGCAGCAAGCATGATTCATTCATTGGCAATGTCAGCCAAGATTGCAGTTATGGCAGCAGTTACCGGGCAGACAATGGCTGCAACTACTGCACAGATGGGTTATAACGGTGCATTGTATGCGTGTCCTGTCGTTTGGATTATCGTGCTGATTATTGCATTGATTGCGGTAATTATGGCGGTATGTTCAGCAATAGCAAAAATGACAGGTATTGCAAATTCAGGGTTCGGTGTGATTACTGGCGGTGTGAACGTGGTGATTCAGTTCTTCAAGAACTTGGGTCTAACCGTGGCAAACATTGCCTTGGGTATTGGAAACGCCATTGCAGCACTTGCATCCAATATGATGACGGCATTTCACAATGCAATCTGTTCTGTTCAGTCATGGTTTTACAACCTGTTAAGCACGGCACTTTCAGTCATTGAAGGTATTTGTTCAGCACTGAATAAGTTACCGTTTGTTGAATTTGACTATTCAGGCATTTCATCCGCAGCGGATGACTATGCAGCCAAAGCAAGTGAAGCAGCCGGAAACAAAGAAGATTACCAGTCAATCAGTGATGCGTTCAATGAAGGTTTTACAACCTTTGATGCATTTCAGGACGGTTGGGCATCAGATGCGTTCAATGCGGGTGCAGCATGGGGTGACGGTATTGCTGATAAGGTTTCAAACTTTAGTCTGTCGGATGTATTCGGCAAGGTTGATATGCCTGATTCAAGTGCTTTTGATATAAATGATGCAATAGCAAATTCAGGCGTGGGTGACAGCATTGGAAACATTGACGATAACACAGGCAAAATCAAGGATTCTTTGGATGTTACAGAAGAAGATTTGAAGTATTTGCGTGACATTGCAGAACAAGAAGCAATTAACAGATTCACAACCGCAGAAGTAACTATCAACCAAACAAACAACAATAATGTTTCATCTGATACAGACCTTGATGGTTTTATCACTGCATTAGATGATGCAATGGGTGAAGCAATAGAATCTATGACGGAAGGGGCAAAATAAAAGATGGATGCAAATGGAATTGTAAAAAAAGTACATCAGGCAGCGATTGATGCAATGGAGTCAACAAAGCCTGTGAATGTGTATTTTGGAGAGGTGATGAGCGTTTCTCCACTAAAGATTGATGTGGAACAAAAAATGATACTTGGTGAAAAACAGCTGATCCTTACAAGGAATGTGACTGATTTCAAGACCAAGATAACGGCTGGGAATATCAAGAATTATTACTATACCGGGGATGTAAATTCAGGGACAGCACCCGTTTCCCCGTCACACGTTCATGCTGTCGGAACGATTGACATTACCGTACACAATGGCTTGGCTGTCGGTGATGGTGTCATTCTAATAAGACAGCAAGAAGGTCAGAAATTCATTGTTGTGGATAGAATAGGATAAAACACAGAAAATGCAAAAGTCCTTGGTGTAGATCAGGGACTTTTGTTTTGCCATGAAAGATGATATTATTAAGGCAAATAAAAAGGGGTGAAGTAATATGTCACAATCAATGCCGTCATTTTGGGATAGTCCTTATTTTGTCCCTGAACCTGACAACTGGCATCTGACAGAGGATGCCCCAGAAGAATTAAAGAAAGAATTTGCAGAGTATATGAAAAATGAAAAGGGTATCAAGGTCAGACAGTTGTTTTCAGAAGTTGATTTCCCACCTACAATGACACAATTTTTTGATTTAGACAGTGATGAACTACTGGATGAAAAGATTAGAGTGTTGACAGCATTAAAAGATGGAAAGCAGATTGCAGATATTCCAAATTTTTATGCTATTTTGGAATTATACCCCAAAGACGGGGAACATTGGGATTAAAAATGATGAAAGCGGTTCAATCTATGGAAATTAAAAGAAAGGGGTGACGGGTGATGTCAAGTAACTGGTACAAGAACAATGAAACAGATCAGATTTGGTGGAAAGATACACCTGATTCAGTCGGTGAATGGCTGTTCAGTTTTGACAAAAAGCAAGTGTTCAATATGTTTGCTGATTATCCGCACAACCTAACACCTGAACAGAAAAAAATATTTGATGAAGAAAATCCTGAATGGTGTGAGTTCTTCAAAAATAGAGTATAGAAAGCACGGTCAAATAGCCGTGCTTTTAGTTTATCAAGTAATTCAACCAAGCGTTTATATAAGCGTTATATGAATCCCTGATATAATACTTTTACCCTGTCATATGGGGAAAATATTATTTTGGAGGTTTCAGAAGATGAAGAAAAAGAAGATTGTGGTCAGTGTGCTATTGGTATGCCTGTTGTGTGTGAATTTGGTGAGTATGGCAGTCAAAGCAGAAACAACATCAACTATTCATTCTGTATCAAGTTGGTATGATTTCAAGGATGCAGTACAGTATTCACAGGATGGTGATATAATTATTGTTCATGGTGAAATTGATTTAGGTACTGATGTTAAAATCGGCAGCAGTTCCAAGCATTTGACCATAAAGAGAGGTTCAGCGGATAGCCGTATTGCTTTTGAATACATCAATGAAGCGGTAACGAATATAACATTTGATGGTGGTGGGATTGCTTCATCCTATTCTTGGATAACAAGCAAGTATGAAACAACTTTCACAAATTGCAAGTTCAATGATTTTGGAAATAGTGAAAATTATTCAAGTAGCGGGAGTGTTGGCGGTGCGGTAAAAATTCAGTCAGGTTCATGCGTGTTCAATGATTGTACTTTTGAAAACAGTTATGCCCTTGCGGGCGGTGCTATTGAAATACAGGGGGATTCACAGGTTGAAATCAATAACTGCAATATAAAAAATTGCGGTGCAGTTACTTGTGGCGGTGCGATTGATAACAGTTCATATGCTGCAACCTGTACGATAACAGGCGGGACAATAACCGGGAACAAGGCAAATGACTTTGGCGGTGGTGTATCTAATGCCGGAAATACAACTATTACAGGAACAAAAGTGTATGCAAACAGTGCCGTGAATGGTGGGGCTGATGTAGCAACCACAATTTCAGGAGTGACAACGCTGACAGATACAGTTGAACAACTCAATGAACTGTTCAGTACGGACAACCTTGAAGTTACCGGGTGGGTCTGTGATTATGATTTTGATGAAAATATTTATATTCCTGATGTAGACCCAACAAAGGAAAATGCGCTGCTGAAATTGGAATATTCAGAAAAGCAGCCGGAAACACCTGAACCAACAGAACCAACAGACCCGGTTGAACCGTCAGAGCCTTCCGAACCATCAACAGAGCCATCAGAACCAACAGACACGGAAAAGCCGGATGAAACTGAACCCGGAACAGAACCAAGTGAAACGCCTGAACCGACACAGCCGGGGAAAGAAGAACCTGATGGTAAAACAGATCAATCAAAATCTGATGATGTAACCAACACAGAAAATTCAGGCAATACAACAACGGACACCACAAACACCAATACAAACACTGTAAGCAGTGGGGACACGGTGAATAGCACCACAACCAATACTACAACCGATAATTCAAAGGTAAATAGTACAGGTGACACCAGTACAACCACAACGACAAATACAACGAACAACTATTATCAGACAGCAACCGGGGACACATCACAGCCTGTTATTCAGGATAGCACCCCGCAGCATGAAAACAATACATATATTGTCTATCCAAACAGCAATGAAGTGGCTGCAAGTTCTGCCGGAATAGATGAAGCGGTCAAGACTTCTGACCCGGTGCAGAATCTGAACATTGATGCAAAGGGTGTTGATTGTAAGATCGAAGTGGTGGATGGAAAATACAACATCAGCATCAATGCTAATCAACAGCAGACAGCGGTGGATGATTCTGTAAAAGACAACGGCAAGGATTGGTTGCAGATCATTCAAGTGGTGCTGTTGGCTGTTATTCTTATATGCCTTGTCAGAAAGCCTAAAGAGCGTTAATGATAGAATATAGGGGTGTGGGGCAGAAATGCCCCATATAACGCTTATATGAGTTGTCAGCGGTATTATAGCATGGTAAAATACAGGTGATATGAAGGAATAAGCAAGGTCAGGGTTCAGTGGTGGCAGTGCCACCATATTGCCACCACCCCACAAGATACGCAGAGAAGCGCACAGCGTTTTAACTCTGAACTTTTTGAAAAAGCCTGATTTTACAAGGCTTAAAAGGTCTTTAGAGATACGCAGAGAGATAGAAAAAACAGTGTTTCAACAGACGACACATGTTGAGACTGTGGTAGGACTACACAGAAAGGATATGTAGAAATCCTTGAATTTACGCACTTTGTAGAGTTTTTCAGCTTCAACAGGATTGCTGAAAATCACAAGGCACTTTGCTATTGTAGGTAGAAGAATAGCGGTAGCGAGTGGGTAGTCAGTTGCAATGGCTGGCTACCTGCTTTTTTATATTCCGGTAACTTTATTCAGCAAAACAAAACCAAAGGTCGGTCTGTTAATGATTCCAAAGACCTGTGCATATATGTGGTTGACTGCAATCAGGTTGACCGTTTTATATTTTACAGAAATCTCCCTGACTTTTTAGTAAAAAAGACACTTCATAAACAGTTGACATTCGATAAAAAGTATGTATGCTTTAAAATAACAAATAGTGCAAGATATGAGTGGGGAAGCCGGTATGGGAAGAGAAAAGAGAGGGAAACAGACACTTAGGAAAAAGATGATGGTTGTTATGCTGATCAGTGCGATGTCAAGTATCCTTGCAGTGGTGATTGTGTCATATATGACAATCCGAATGATACGGAATGACAGTATTCAGGAAAGCATGCAGATATATCTGGAACAGATAACGCGGGAGACGGATAGTGCTTATTATGACATGATCAGTATTGTCAACCAGATGAGTCCTAGCGGACTTATAGGAAACGTGGTAGAGTCTTATTTAAGTGCTGAGGATAATTTTGACAAGTATACGGGACAGAAATCACTCAGAGAAGAGCTGGTAAAGCTAGGATATGTGAATACAAAGCTGCTCGGTGTTACTTATTATGACCTGGAAGAGCAAAGTGAACTGATCAGAAATATCAATGTCAGGAATCTGGATCAAGTATATCAGACTATCCCCAATGTAACTGAAAATATTGGAAATACAATCCAGGCTATGCATTTATCCTGCCTAGGAATCAGGGAAAGACCGGTGATATCGGTAAAGCGGAGGGTTTCCTTCAGCAACAGGCAGAAATTGGATATTTATGCAGAGATAGAGCCGGATATGAGTGTTGCGGAAAGGCTAAACAAAGAAAACTGGACATATACTTATATGGAACTGGATGAGAATGGTATTGTGCAGTACAGTAATAACCCTGCGATTATCCGGGGGCAGCAGCTCCTGTCCAAATTGCCGGAAAAAGAAGAGTATGCGGTGACAAGCCAGGAAGGATATAAGGTCATGGTATACCGCAGTGAGATAGGATATGCGAATGCCATTGCGCTGCAGGAGAATACATATCAGAAAGAAATGAATATGTGGAGGCTGAAGCTGCTGGTTATCATCCTTGTGTCGTTCTGTGTTTTCTCAGGCTCTGTCATTTACCTCTACCGGTTAATATGTAAGCCGCTCAATCAGTTTCAGGAACAGCTGCTTCAGATTGGAGGAGGCTCCCTACAGATGGTAAAGCAGGAGTATGGTATCAAGGAATTCGATGACCTGATGCATGAAGTGGAGAAGATGAAGGACCAGATCAGGAATCTTATTGATAACGTTGTGGAAAAAGAAAAAAATATCCAGCGGATAGAATATGAGAAGCTCCTGTTCCAGATTAATCCACATTTTCTGCTCAATACTTTAAACTCTATCCAGTGGATGGCAAGGATGAGCCATCAGGATAACATTACGGAATTTGTGCAGAGATTAAAGAAGCTGCTGTCGTACAATCTGGGAAAAGAGGGGATGCAGACAACACTCCGGACAGAGATTGATATTGTGAAAGAATATATCGCACTCCAGCAGATGCGATATGATTTTGTGATAGAAATGAATGTGGAGGAAGGCAGTTATCTGGAACAGCCAACGGTGCGGATGCTGCTTCAGCCGCTGGTGGAAAATGCGATACAGTATGGACTTGGAAAGGATGAGAAAATAACAATACGGATCTTTGAAGATAATAGACGGGGATTAGCAGCAATCACCATAGCAGACAGCGGTAACGGACTGACCATAGAGGAGATTAATCAGATTAATGCACCTTTTGATTATAATCTGCAGAAAATGCAGAATGGGAACAGAGGGATTGGTCTGCGGTATGTAAAGGCAATGCTGGATTCATTCTATGAAGGACAGACGAATCTGTTTGTAAATTGCAAAAAAGGACATGGAACCAAGATTACAATTCTGATCCCGGTTCAGGAAGAGTTACGGGATAAAGCTAAAGTGACAGATACTGGTATAGAATAA